AGTCAAATGATCGTGTGCGAATAATATCTTTATTAAACTTCTTGCCAAATGCAGAAGATAGGTTGCTCATGTATTACTCCTTATTTGTTTTGTTTTGATTTGTATTTTTCTAATGCCATTCTTAGCGATACTGATAAATCATCTACTACAACACCTGTAGAACTTTCTAATGCAGGACGCAAAAATGGTTTTGCCCCCATATTTGCAGTTCCAAATTCATTAGCTATTGCCCTTGCATCACTAGCAATACCAGTTTCTTTTTTGCCTGACCTAAGATTTATAAAAGATCGTTTTGCTAATTTGTTTCCCGATGCCGTTGTAACTGCACTTATAACTACATCATTAGGATTTACATAAATAGATTTTCTGTCTTTACGACTAGGCTTTCTTGCCTCTACTTGTAGTGATGCTCGCAAAGCCCCAGTATCAGCAGGTGCTAAAGCTTGTGCTTTTCTTAATACAGGTTGCATAGATTTTCTTACTGCATTTGTTAATATTTTCTTTTGATCTTTTTCATTAAAATCATTCTGCATCTCTTTGAAAACATTAGCTAATTCACCAAAGCCTGTGTATTGAACTTTAACTGCACTCATATCTAACCTTTTATAAGCTTGTTAAATATAGCGTTGTTAAGTTTATTTACATAATCTACCACTTCTTCAGGCGATAGTTTATCTGCATGGTATTCGGCTATGCGATAGGCAAGATTAATTCCTGCAATTTTTTGTTGTTTAAAACCAAACCAATCCTTTGATCCTGAATTGGCTTGGCTTAATAGATAGTTTAATAAATCTTGTGAATTGTTTTGTATTGTCATGTTATGTATTAGGAATTAGACCATCCATACTCGTTGCTACCTACTGGATGGATTGTGAAGATAAATTTACCTTCTGCATCAGGAGCCATGTCCCATTGCATACCACCAATACGAGCATTAAACGCATATGCTACTGTATTTGTGCCATCATAGACCGCAACAACATAAGTGCGAATTATAGTGCCACTATAACCATCTTCACGAATAAGCAACTGTGCAGTATCAGCAGGATTCCAAGGTGCAGTTACAGTAAGGCTAGTAACTTGGTTTTGGGTTGTGATCTTAGCACCAGTTCTTTGACCTGCGATTGAATAAGCGGCAAAAGCGTCATCAGCACCAAAAGATGGAACTGCCTCTACAGGAACTTGAATACCGCCACCACCTAGACCGCCTGCAGAAACACCAACAATAGCATCAACATCGCCCCAAGTTTCAAGTTGGGTTGGAGTTAAAGGTGTTGGTGTTGCACCTGTTTGACACCATAGGGTCGCTACATAACCGGGAAGAACTTTATTAATTAGAGCCATTTTAAACCTCGTTTAAAGTAAGTTAATAAATCTTATCTTATGCAGGAACATACAGAGTGCAATCCATAAATACTTGATGCAATCCTAATTCATTATCATAACTATTGTATAACCAATAGGCATCTATTTTTGATACCCAAAACCCAGAAGTGCTTGGATTACCAAACATTCCTGAATAACCATGAAGTGATTGTAATATATCATTACTCAGATTAAAAGAGTCAGACATATCTTGAGCAAACACAGATACTTGAAATATTGGAGTATCTATACCTTTGTTGTTTTGTGTCTGTCCTGTATAGACAGGCTGATGGACATCCCTTAATTGCCATGTAAGAAACTTTTCTTGGTTAGCAAAATTTCTATTAAACAAAGCATAGACAGGCACAGGATTAACAATACCTGCTAATTGGTATTGGATGCTTTGTGCATAATCTACAGGATTTAATTGAGTCGTCATACAGGAGTATTAGGTTGGTTGTAATAGCAAAGGAATGTAACACTCATGCGATCATTAGCTTCACGGCAGTCTGTAATTCGCCATTCCTGTTCTCGCCATGTAATACTAAATAACTCTTGATTGTCTACCATCTGCTTTACCCAAGGGGTATAGTTTAATTTTAGATTTACAAGATCCTGATATACCCTATAGCGTTCTGCAATTCTTAAGCTATTAGTTACATCTGATACTACTGCTCTTGTTTTAAACCATTCTGTAATAGTAGTAGTATATTGACCTAAATCGTCAATGCCATTAGTAACATTATTGACTATGATATTTTCATAACGAGCAATAGACATTTACATCACCAATGGTTTGTAAGGTCTTAAAAGTTGTGCAACACCAAAAGGTATGTCATGTCTAATACCATCAGTTGTGTTGCTACGATTGTTATATAAATGAGTTAAAAGTAATAATCCTGCTTGTTTAATTACAGGATAGGCAGATAAAGGGTTAGCCCTAGTCTGCCATGTAATAACTATAGGATTTGCAATAGTTGTGCTTATATCGTTAGGAAATGAATTAACTATTACACGATTAGCACTAGGGTCATAATAGTATTCAGTAGAGCTAACAGTAGTTAAAGTAGGCGGATTTTCTGCATTGTAATAGGCTACGCAATTTATTACATTTCCGCATTGCCCCCTAAATCCCTGTGATACTTCAGGTAAATCATAGGCAGTCTGCATACCCATAGCGTTGTTTGTAGCCCCATAGTAAGCTTTGTAGGTAATTGGGAATATAGACATACCCAAATAGTCCTCAATCGCCATACGGGTCGCTAATTCAAGCCCTGATAAATAAGTATCCTGACTTTCGTCTTGAAACAAATTTAATTGCTGAGTTATTTCTTCAAGAGTAAGCCAAGATGATGTTATATCTCGGCTTATCTGCTCTACCTTTTCATAACTAAACGGATTCCTTGGCATCCCATAAAAAGAACCACTTGTCATTTGACTTGGCATACAAAACCTTTATGGATTGTAAGTTAAGCGAACTCCTGCAAACACATCCCAAACTGTGCTTACTACCCTTTTTTCAGCAAAAAGAGTTACAAATCCTGCTTGTGTTTGCTCAAATCTTTTAACAGTAAATTCTTCTCTATCGGCAATAGTTACAAATCTTGACCAATCAGCAAGATAAACTGGAAACTTTCCTGATCCTACTTCATCCATGTATGGATTAGGAATAACTTCATGACCAAATATATTGCCTACGGCAGAACCATTAGCATTGCCAACTTCAAGGAATACAGGCATACCACCAGTAGCGGTTAATTCACGCAACGATTCAATAGTGCTTGGATGCATCATCCAACAAGTTGTATCATAGTTCCAATATTGAGCAGGCAATGCAGATGCTAAAGCAGTAATGTCGTTGTAAGCTATAGATGCACCTACTTGATCTACTGTCAATATAGTATGTAAACCATCAGTTAAAGCAGAGCCATTATTACCAAAAGATGCAGATGCACCACTTGGATAATAATTTAAACCACGCAATCCAAATGTCCCACCAGTAGTTGTAGTGGTTGATCCTGCTTGATCGTCATTAAACATCATAGATAATGATTCTTGTTGTGCAAACTCAAGAGCCAAGTCCATAACAATAGAGCCATCAAGATTATTAATATCATCTAATACTGCAGTTCTTACAGGAATTTGTGCAGTAATGACCTTTGTAGGAATTTGCCAATAGCAAGTATTTAAAGGCGGTGTTCCCACATTAGGAGTAAAAGTGTAGCCCCAAGGATTTGTAGGATTAGTCGCATTACCAGTTTTAGCTACAAACGCCTCTGCTGATCCTATAGTTGAAATTTGTCTTGCATATTTACGAATAGGATTTCCTAAACGCAATGATGCAAAAGCTTCGTCATAAATAGTGCGACCACCAATATCATACCCTGAACCTGTTAAAGCTGATGCTTCTCTTAGGTTTACAGTAGCCTCACCATTTTGCAATGCTTCTTTAATAGCATTTAAAATAATTGTATTTTCCATCTTTGCTAATTCCTTTTCCGCCCAAGATTTACCTGCATCACCGCCCCATAAAGCCCAAGCTATCCGACCTGCACTTGGAAAGCCATCTTCACCCTGTTTAAAGCCTTCTGCTTTTTTATCTACTTCATGTCTTGCAAAGTAACTAACCATTCTGCCGATAGTATCTCTGCCAAAATCTGAACCATTAATAATATCTCTTGCCCTTGCAACACCTACTTCAGTTCCACCCCTACGAAATTCTTTTCGCCACTCTAATCCTTTTCGGGCTTCTTCTTTCATTCCTTGTGTTGGTTTTGGCATATATGTCCTTTAAAAAAGGCAGGGGCTTTCGCCCCTAACCTTTAGTCTGCAGTAGTAGTAGAACGATAAGCTACTAATGCAAAAGGATCAACTACAGAAGATGCTAAACGCTTTTCACCATAGAAAGTGATGAATCCAGGTTGCGTTTGATCGTATCTACGCAGAACCATATTTAGACGATCAACAATGCAATGACCTTTTTGGAAATCACCAAAGAACATTGGGAACAAATCTTCTTTTGGAGATGTGCCAATGTCAAGAGGACCATCAACATACTTATTAACAACAACATCAAAGCCAAGCAACTGACCTACGATGCCATCATTACGAGCTAAACCATCAATATAAATTGGTCGCTTTTGATCATCAGTTAATCCACGAATTGCTTGTAACTGAATAGGATTAATCATGAACTTAGCAGACTCAGTCCAGTATTGGTT